CACCCATCGCCGGCCTGCACCGGCGCGACCCCGAGCACCGCTACTGGCTGGGCGAGGTGGAGTTCCCCGTGAGCGTCACCGGCGTGCTCGGCTGCCTGAAGTCGGACTACGCCATGGATCGCATCGAGGCGACTCGCGAGGTGTGGGCCCCCAGGGGCAACAGCTGCCACAGGGCACTGGAGCTGTTCCTGCAGAGCGGCGCCATGGTCGGCTGCGAGGGCCAGGGCATTCCGTTCCGCGCCATAATCGACGAGATGGCTGAGCTGGCCGATGGCGACCACGCCGCCTGGATTCAGCCGCTCATCACCCACGACCGCTGGAACCAGATCCAGGTGATCGCCAGCGAGCGCGCGACGGCCTGCCTGCGCCGCAAGGTGGCTGGCACCTTCGATGTGGCCTACGTCGACGAGCAGGGCCGGCGCATCCTGGCCGACCTCAAGAGCCTGGGCGAGAACGGATCGACCTACGACACCCGGGCGCAGATCGGCGGCTACATGGCCCTCGAAGCCACCTGGGGCAACCACTACGACGCGGGGCAGACCATCTGGGCCAGGCCCGGCAGTACGACCTTCTCGCCGCTCTACAGCCGTCAGGAGTGCCTGCTGGCGTGGGCTGGGGCCTGGGCCACCTGGAAAGCCCGGCGGCATGAGCCGGGTTTCACTTTGTAACGTCCGGCACGCACACCCCCTTAGCGACACGCTAAGGTCTGGCTGTGCCCCTCTTCCCGCGCACCCATGATTCCCCGACATTGCCTCGACCCAAGGCGCCAGGCTCAAATAGGCGACTGGTTCCTGGGCTTGCTCTTTGCCGCGTTTTTTGCCGTGCTAATCCGCGCTGTGGTGCCTTTCCATGGCTGATCTCGCTCAGGCTCTGTTGGCCGACCTTCGCGCCGCGACCGCTGATCAAGTGCTCGATCACCTGATCAAACTGCGCACAATGAAAGCCGCCTTGGAGGCTGCCGACGCCTACGCCCTCAACCGCCTCGACGAGCTGGCTGCCAGCGGCGAGATCGATCAAGGCGGCTTTAAGCACGCCGGATGGTCGGTCAGCTGGAGCGCAGGCCGCAAGTCCTGGGCCTACCCCGCCGCCGTCCAGGATCTCGAAGCACAGACCAAGGCCGCCAAGAAAGCCGCCCAGGCCGATGGCACCGCCACCGCGACCCTTGGTGACTCGTTCTGGACCATCACGCCCCCCAATAAGCCATGAGCATCTCCGACACTACCCAAGACACCCTTACCGATCGACTGGTGAGCACGGCAACTATCGCCATTGTCGAATGTGAAACGGTTGATAACAGCCCCGGCAGCTGGATTCGCCCCACCGTCCTGGCCATCCAAGCTCACCTGGCGGCTGAGCTGATCGCCCATGAGCAACTGGCCGGGCGCCTCTTGACACTGCAGGATGCCACGGCGTTTTTGTTGCAGGGGGTTGAGGCATGAGCCACGTTGAGTTTCCAAAGCTGACACCGGAGGCACGGGCGGCGTTCGACGCAGCCATAGACGCCATCCGAAACGATAAAGCCACGATTTCATGCGCCGATCTTTCGCGCGCCCTTGCCGCTTTCCTGCGGGAGGTGATGAAGCAAGCCAGGAAGGGCTACGGAGAGACATTGTGGGACGAGCTCGACGCCATCGCCGACAACCTCCACAGCCCCCCTCCGCCCCCGCCAACCCTGGCCGAAGCTCGGGCCGCTGATCTGGACACGCCAGCGGGCCGTGACGTGGTTCGCGACTTCCTGGCGTCGCTGGGGGAGGGGGCGCAGTCATGAGCTACTCCGATTTTCTGGATCAAAAGAGCCATGCCGGAGCCGCCCATGGTTTTGAGCCGGTTTGGATGCCTGATGCCTTGTTTGATTTTCAACAATCGCTAGTCGGTTGGGCGATCAAAAAGGGCCGCGCTGCAATCTTTGCGGATTGCGGACTAGGTAAAACTGCCATGCAGCTTACTTGGGCTGAAAACGTGGTCCGCTACACCGATCGCCCGGTGCTGATCCTAACGCCGCTGGCCGTTGCCGCTCAGTCCATCCGCGAGGGTGAGAAGTTCGGCATTGAATGCGCCCGCTCATCGGATGGCGCTATCAACAGCAGGATCGCGATCACCAACTACGAGCGGCTGGAACACTTCACCGCCGCCGACTTTGCGGGGGTGGTCTGCGATGAGTCAAGCATCCTTAAGAGCTTCGACGGTGCCCGCCGCAGTCAGATCACCGAATTCATGCGCAAGGTGCCTTACCGGTTGCTGGCCACCGCCACCGCCGCGCCGAACGACTTTATTGAGCTGGGTACCAGCAGCGAGGCTCTCGGATACATGGGCTATATGGACATGCTGGCGCGGTTTTTCAAAAACGACCAGAGCAACCTGACCAGCCGGCGCATGTACGGGGAGGCTCCGAAGTGGCGATTTAAGGGCCACGCCGAACAGCCGTTCTGGCGGTGGGTCACCAGCTGGGCCAGGGCCTGCCGCCGCCCGTCAGATCTTGGCTTCGACGATGGCCGGTTCATCCTGCCGCCGCTGAACGAGATCGACCACCTGATTGAGACCAGCACCGTCCCCGAGGGAATGCTGTTCTCCATGCCTGCCACCGACCTGCGGGAACAGCGGGCCGAGAAGAAGCGCACCGTCCAGGAGCGCTGTGAGAAGGTGGCCGACATGGTTGGCAACACTGGTCAACCGGCCCTGGTGTGGTGCCATCTCAACGAGGAAGGTAACTTGCTCCAGCAGCTGATCCCTGACGCCATTCAAGTGTCAGGCTCCGACCGTGACGACGTGAAGGAAGCCCGGCTGATTGACTTTGCCGAGGGGCGATCCAGGGTGCTGATCACGAAGCCGAAGATTGGTGCATGGGGTTTGAACTTCCAGCAGTGCAGCCACATCGCCTACTTCCCGTCCCACAGCTTTGAGCAGTATTACCAATCCGTCCGACGCTGCTGGCGGTTCGGGCAGAAGAACCCTGTGACCGTTGACATCATCCTCACTGAGGGCGAGCGCCGGATCATGGAGAACCTTCAGCGGAAGCGGGGCCAGGCCGAGCGGATGTTCGCCAGCCTGGTTTCCGAGATGAACAATTCACTGGCCATCACCAAGTCCAGCTACCGATCACAACCCATCGCTATCCCCTCATGGATGTCCTCACCGACCGTTACGCCATCTACAACGGAGATTGCATCGAGGTCATGCGAGACCTCCCCAGCGCTTCAGTCCACTTCTCGATCTACTCGCCACCGTTCGCCGGTCTCTACGTCTACAGCTCCAACGAGCGCGACATAAGCAACTGCACCGACTACGAGCAGTTCTTTGTTCATTACGGTTTCGTGGTATCCGAACTGCACCGGCTGACCTTGCCGGGGCGTCTGACGGCTGTTCACTGCACCGACATCCCGACTGGCAACAGCGGCCAAGATGCGCTGATGGACTTGCCGGGGAAGATCATTGCGCTCCACGAGCGGGAGGGCTGGCACTACGTCGCCCGCCACACCATCTGGAAAGAGCCGCTGTGGGTACGGAACCGCACCATGGTGAAGAACCTTGCCCACAAGACCATCGTTGATGATGCCGCCTTTGCAGGGGTCGCATCAGCCGATTACCTGCTAATCTTCCGGCGCAGCGGTGAGAATCAGATCCCGATCGCACACCCTACCGGGCTTGATCACTACGCCGGTGAGTGCCCGATCCCGCAGGAACTGCACCGATACAAGGGGTGGAGAGGGAAGCAGACCGAAAACCGTTTCAGCCACTGGATATGGCGCCGCTACGCCTCCTCCGTCTGGGATGACATCAACATGGGTCGGGTGCTGCCGTTCCGTGATGGCAAGGATCCAGACGACGAGAAGCACGTCCACCCGCTGCAGCTGGACGTGATCGACCGCGCCATCTGCCTGCGGTCCAACTTTGGCGAGACGGTGCTTACCCCGTTCATGGGTGTCGGCAGCGAGGTCTACGGGGCCGTTTCTCTGGGTCGCCGTGGCATCGGCATCGAGCTGAAGGAGTCCTACTTCAAGCAAGCGATCAAGAACATGGAGATCGCCGTGGAAGACACTCGCGCACCGGATCAGTCGGACCTGTTTGATTTGGATGCAATGGGATGACCACCAGCGCCCCGTAGCCTGACCGCATGGCAAACCCCCCGAAGAAAAAGGGCGACCGCGGCGAGCTAGAGGCCGCGGCGATCCTCACCGACATGCTGGGGGTGCCGGTGCGGCGCAAGCTAGGCGCCGGCCGCATTGACGACACCGGCGACCTAGACGGCATCCCCGGTCACGTGGTGCAGGTGGCCAACTGGGCCGACACCGCCGCCGCGGCCAGGGTCAAGCCGAAGGAGGCTGAGCAGCAGCGCATCAACGCCCAGACTGCCCATGCCGCCTCGCTGATCCGCTTCCGGGGCGGCACCTGGCGCGTGGTCCTGACCCTGGAGCAATGGGCGCGCTACCTGCGATGCACTCAACCCTGAGCCCCTACTGGATCTTGGTCGAGCACCACCGCGGCCGCACCGCCGACCACCGGATCATGGCCCGCAGCCACTGGGCGGCCTGGTGGCTGGGCTGCCAGCTCTGGGGGCAGCAGAATGTGGTGCATGTGCGCGAGGTAAAGGGCTATGGCGGGGATCACGTTGACGGTTGACACCAGCGAGGTAAGCCGCCTGTCGGTGACGCTGGCTCGGCTCATGGGCCAATACGAATGGATCGCAGCGCGGGCCATGACCGAATCGGCCAAGATCACCCGAACAGCACTGCAGCGCGAGATCCTGCCCAAGATCGAAGGCGGGCCGACTAACTGGACCAAGCGAGGCCTGATCGTCCGGTACGCCAGCCGCAACAACCTGCAGGCCATGGTCGGCTTTCAATATGGCGAAGGGAGCTTCGATGCCTCCGAGTTCACGCGCAAGGCCGGTGGCGTCCCAGCCGGTCGCTACATGGGCATCAACGCCAGGGGCGGGGATAGGCGGCCCAAAGGGTCAGAGCTTCAGCTGCGCCGCGCTGGGTTGATCGACAACGATCAGTTCCTGGTGCCCAACAAGAAAGGCGTCCGGCTCAACGCTCAGGGCAACCTGCCTGGCGCCGAGTACCAGCGCATCCTCAGCAGGCTCAAAGGGTTCAGCGCAGCAGGCAGCAACCAGAACACCACAGCCGGCGCTGGCTCGCGTGGTCGCTCAGCAGCCAAGCGCAAGGCGAACGATTACTTCGTGATG